ATGTCCAAGAATGAGTCGTTTATTATGAACGAGCAGATTCTCCCAGAGGTACGTCTGGATGTAATGTGGACAGAGTTGTCTGATCAGTCCAAGGATTCTATTTGGCAATATCTCCAGTCGCTATTGACTATTGGTACAATGGTGACGAGTATCCCCAAAAAGACACTTGATAGTATCGAGAAGATGGCTCAGGATATGGCTCAGGGTATGGCAGAGGGTGATGGTGAGATGCCAGATATGTCCTCCATCCTTAATCTCCTTCAGAAATCTTCGTAGTGTGTAGTAAATGAATGAGTTGTTTGATTCAAAAAAACTTTTACAGTTTTGGCCAACACCAAAACAATCAGCACGTGACCGAGTTTTTGCCACAACTCGTTTGATTGTCTACGCAACTGCTATACTATTCATAATGCGCAAAGATTCGCGGTTTCTGCTTATAGGATCAATAGCTCTCTTGACACTCTATGTGATGTATAAAAATGGAATGATCAAAGAGTCTTATGTAAAACAGTACCAATCTATTAATGATGATAACGTCATGGCAAACGTCATGCCAACTGATTATATAGACAGACCAGACCGACCAAAAGCAAATATAGATCCCAAATCACTTAAAGAAAATTGGGACAAGATTCACCCATTCACAGAAGGAAGATGGTTTGCGGAACATAATTTTTACACAGCACCTTCGTCAACCATTCCAAATAATATGGATGAGTTTCTTCAGGCAGCATACGCACCGATGTTCAAACCAACATGCCGAGAAGATGGAATGAGTTGCGATCCAGCTCTCATGCCAATGGGCAGAGGAGCAGATGCCGTCCAGCGAAGAGGATACCAACGAGGAACTATTTCTTCGTAATACATAAATGACTACTCTTGGATGGGATGTTGAGGCGGACGATATGCTCCGACCCCAGTCAACCTTTGGATATAAAGCAGGATATTCGCAAGTGGCCTACGATTTCCCTAATAATCACATCGAGAACCCCGTGAGTTTCTACCAGACATTTGTGCCCACCAGTACATATGCCGATGATAGAAATCTCAGAACCGCTCAGAGATATAAACTGGATCCTAAATTATTTATGAAAGGATAAATAAAGAATGGCATCCTTGTTGGCAATTGCCGGTCTTGTTTTTGCCGGAAAAACTCTCTCAGAGCGCGATAGTATACTCACAGAAGATTCACCTTCTCTCGTACAGAAAGCGTGTGACGCACGAGCACCACGTGAACACGCCCTCGATTATATGGAAAACCGTAACCTAGCTCCCGATCTCGGACGCAGAATAGGAGATTTTAGATTAACACCAAAGAATGAAATTTCCAGTCTTCAAAATAGCAACACAGTCCAGTACCCATTTGGACAGCCAGTATATGACTTTACAAATAGACAGAACGTTTCGAACAAGATGAACAATATACCACCAGTGACTCGGCAGAATATTGGACCTGGTCTGGGTGTTGGTCCCGATGTTGCCAGTGCCGGTGGATTTCAGCAGTTGTTTCGCATATTGCCTAATAACGTAAATGACGAGCGTTTAATCGCACTTAAAGGAACATCTGGAGGACCAGCAAATCCCGTTGTCAAGGGGGGTAATCCCATTCAGGGTGACGTGACTCATTTCCCTGATAAAGTGTACTACAGAGCACCAGTACAATCCTCTGCCCAGGGTCAAGGTGGAAATATCCGTGCCCCTGAATCTATTCCCGAATTCACAAAGACTGAGAGATCTACGATCCGTCAACAGACTGGTCCACGCGAAGGTGACTTTTTACAGTTTGGTCCTGGTCAAGCAAGCGTCTATCAGGCATATGGTGAAACAAATACCTATATGAAAGATCGCGAGAACAGAAGCAAATTTGACCGCCCTGGAAATGGGCAGAGAATGAACGTAACCGCCGACCCCCTCGATGCCGGTGGTATTGCTACCAATTTGCGACGTGAGAATGAAACTTCCCCACCTGGTGGAGTCAGTCCTGGTGTTGGTTTAGTCCAGAATTATATCAATGCTGGATTTTACGATTTGAACGAATTGAAATCGCAATTGAACCCACTTACTCACGATTTGAGCTTAGCAAAGGATGTGAACAAGAACAACTATCTTGCCATGTCTCTTTCTTAATTTACATCACAGTCACCATCTGTGCCTTGGGTTTGGGCGCAGATCGCTGGTATGGCTTACGGCGCTTGCCATCGGCCAGAACAATGTACAGACCACCGCGGGGTCCAACCATGATTGGGTTGCCGCGGACGTTAGACTTACCACTGGGACCGGCACCAGCCTCACCGGCAGTCTTGCGGTACTGGCGTTTGCCGGAGGGGGCAATGGTGAACAGAGAACCTCTGGCAGATTTGAAGATGGGCTTCTCCTGGGTCATGTATGGGGAACGACCACCTGGGCGCTTGATAGCACGGGGAGGAAGGGTACCAATCATCTTGGGAGAAGCAACCACACGTGGCTTACGCTCACCTGAGCGGCCAACAGCTGGCTTGCCGTGGTAAGTCTTACCAGTCTTGGCAGAGACCAGGATCACATATGGCTTACCGCCTTTGGTGAGGAGAATAGCGCGACCTTTAGCATTAACACCAGACATTTTTAGTATGTGCTGATATTTTTATTTTCTGGCTCAACTCTAAAATGAGCTCTGGTATAGTTCAATTAGTAGCCGTCGGTGTTCAGGATATGTACCTTTCTGGTAATCCTGAAGTTTCATTTTTCAGATCAACCTATAAAAGATATACTCATTTTGCCGCATCAGTTGAACGTCAGATGATTCAAGGAAACGCAAATCCACGAGCAGTGTCTACTGTTCGATTCGAGAAGAAGGGAGATTTGTTAAGTCATGTGTATTTTACTTCGCAGGATGTCAATCAGACTTCTAATGTAAACGCAGATTGGTCAAAGATTATTGATCGCATCGATTTGCTGATTGGTGGACAGATTATCGATACACAGGATTTTACATATTCATCAAATATCGAGCCAGTCACTGGATCAAGCACTTTCAGCCAGAAATCTTACAATGGTTTCTACCCCTTGAAATTCTTCTTCTGTAAAGATTGGGCGTCTGCTCTGCCTCTTGTAGCTCTCCAGTATCACGATGTTGAGATTCGCATTTACTGGGGATCTGTCATCCCTGACCCATCTATATCATGCTGGGCTCGATTCATTTATTTGGATGAGACCGAGAGAGCATTCTTTGCCAAGAAATCCCATGATATGCTTATTACACAGGTGACTCGTTCACTTGTTTCTCCTGTGAGCACTTTCGAGTTTGCTCTTGCCCAGCCAGTGAAATACATTGCTTTCGAGTCGAATAATTACACAACCGCATACAATACAGGTGGTACACCTGGTGCCGGAAGTGCTACCGCAGCCGCTCTGAGATTGAAAGCACAGGTGAATGGTAATGATATCGGAGATTTCCGTTCTCTTGTTCACTGGACAGATATTAACCAGTACTACAATACAGATTTCGGTTCAGCCGTTGGAACTTCAAATGTAGCTATTATTCCATTCTGCCTCAACACTTCCAAGATCCAGCCATCTGGTTCACTCAACTTTTCAAGAATCGATACTTTCCGTCTCCTGGTTCCATCCGGTGGCAATATTCAGACATTAACCAAGAACGGTTCAGGATCTTACTTTTACGCCGTAAACTACAACATTCTGAGAATCCAAAATGGACAGGGTGGACTGCTGTATAGTTCGTAGTTTTATTTATATAATTAATATAGGGCTCTTCACGAGATGGAGAGATATAAAGCGATAGCAATACCATATCTAAAAATTAATGGCACATTGTATTTTCTAATGGTACATGATAGGCGATTCAAGGAGTGGACATTTGTAACGGGTGGATGTCGTAGAAATGAAATTGTAAACCCCTTGAAATGTGCTTTGAGAGAGTTGGAAGAAGAAACGCGAGGTATTATAAAAATTACATCTGGGTTCTATACTCATTATAGATTTCGGGTACATGATACCAAAGAATCACCACCAGTTACAAATATATATAGTGTTTATTTGATGGAATATCCATTGATGACTCTTCAGAATCAAACGTGGTATGTTGAAATGTTTAATAAACAGAAACACTTGATGGATTCTGATCTTATAAAATTTCGCAAACACTATGATGAAAATGATTTTATACAATTCAAATCGCTTGAAGATATACGAAACATTCCTAATTTATGGCCTATGATCAGGACGGAGGTTATTCAGAATAAAAAGTTTCATTCCGCGCTCTATTCACTTAATAAAAATTATTTCAATATTAATAATGACAAAGCGCAAAGAAGATATTGCGAAAGAAATACAAGGTCTTATAACGGACAAATTGTCGACCAAAAAATTATTAGAACTTAAAAAAGATTTAACTGAAAGTAAACATGGAAAGATGGAAAAGCCAAAACAAGTGGACTCATCTTCTTCTAAACGGGGGGAAACTCCAAGTACCCCATGATGAGATGGATATGTTTTACCACGAATATGTAGAATCACCAACTAAACTATACATTATAGAACAAAAAACCAAACGATTTAAATTTTTCATAGATGTGGATTCTGATAATAAACTCGATTCTGTGAAACTCGCTCAAGAGTTTTCCAAAATTGTAGATGGTGGGAAATGTTTGATAGCAACGTCTGATCCGAATTTCGGGTTACATTTCATATGGCCTGACCTTATTGTTGATTCCAAAAAGGCTCGATCAATTCGATTGCGTATTTTACAGGAATTTGGGAATGAATGGGCCAAAATCATAGACGAAAATGTGTATACAGGACCTGGTCTTCGAATGTTATGGTCTTATAAAACAACAGACGATAGTTCAGTCTATGTTCCATATGGATACTTGTCAAATTTTGAATTTTTCCCATTTAGTCAAGAAAAAACATCGAGTATGCTTCGTATGTTTAGTATTCGATCGAATGTGGAAGGTGACATATCTCCTCCAAGAAAAGAGGAACAAGATTCAGATTTAGAAACGTTTATTCGTATCAATATACCTCATCAAACAAACTTGAAGATTATATCCTTGACGAAAAATGGAAAGGTGGTTGCCACAACATCAAAGTATTGTGAAAATGTCAAGAGGGAACATAAATCAAATCATATATGGTTCCTGATAGACACGAAAACCAATACAATCAGTCAGAGATGTCACGATGAAGGGTGTGCTCATTTCCAGGGCAGAAAATATCGTCTTCCCCCTCGTCGACCGATGTTTAAAACCGAGTCTACAAACAAGGAAGAAGAGAATGTATTTTTGGGTAGCTGTAGTGATTATCCTGGCGCTCAGCATACTGAAGATACCTTCAAGGCCAGATGTATCGCGTCTCTCAAAATTTTCGGGGATAGACCGTAATGCCTGGCGAAAATTTCGAGAAACCGGATTAACCGGATATATATCAAACATGAAAGTACCTGAGGAATACCAGGACGAGTTTAGGAGTGCGTTAGAAGAGTATAAAGAAAACAATATATAAATTTTAAAATGGCGACTCGCACTCGTTCAGGACGTTCATCCAAGCCACCAGAGAGATTCGTTCCAATTGAGAATGTTGTAGACGATTTCAATGATGACGAGTACGATTCTGACGATCCAGATGGTGTTCACGAGTTTGATGAGGATGATGTTATAGATGAAGAAGAGGATGACGACGAAGATGACGAGGATGATGAGGGAAGTCTAAAAGATTTCATAGTTGATGAGGAGGAGGATGGTGATGAAGAGGATGACGTTGTTGATGAGGAAGAGTTTCTAGACGATGACTGAGCTGTTTCCTCTATTTACATAGAGTGCGTTTGTGTTTGAAGTTGGTTCGGGATAATCTGTTAATATTTCATAGGCTGCGAGCTCATATGGCGATTCCCACCCTTGTATAATTTCAGCATGAATATTTCCAGTAAGAATATCGTCAGTCTGAAGAAATCCAACCCATGGATTTGCTCTCTGACTTCCACCAGCCATTGCTACATAAAGATCAGATGGAGATACATACACATTTGAAGTTACGGTTATAGTTGACACATTTGAAGTTTCTGCGACGTTACTGCTCATCTTCTTCTACAATTGTACCAGAATTTTGTTTCATTCGACGATCCTCAATTTCTGCGTCAATCTTCTGATTTGCGAGCACAACAAGCTCCGCAATTGTCTTGTCTGGAAACTCTTTTCTGAGTTCTTCGACGACATCCGCTGGGTGAGGAATTGGGGGAACATCTGGCTTTGTGTAGAATTTAGAATTCTCGTCACCTGGTGTGATGTATGGTACGTCTCCCTCGATTGGTTTCGCAGTAAGGCCTCTTTTACGCTCATTAAACATGGCACTGGCCATTCTCTCACTCTGTAGGTGTTTGTCCATAATCTCTTGAAGCTTATCATTTGGATAATGAACATTCTCAATATCGGTATTATCTGGTGGAATGAGAAGCCATTTGAACATATCAACTACATATATATCAAAAGTTGGATCCTCCTTCTGAAGACGTCCAGCGTGTTTCTCAGCCTCATCTTTTGTAGAGAAGCATCCTCGAATCTTGATTCCAAATTTATCAGTCTTCTGAGGACAAGATGGTCCAACAATAGACAGGCAAGCGAATGCCTGACCGGGAACAGTGATGAAATCTTGCTCAAGAGCCATTTAAAAAATAAAGGTTTCATATCTTTAAATGGATATTCGTACAAAAAATAACAAAATCAAGATGGATTGGATGAATCAACATGTTCCATATGGATCAAGGGTTTTGGATATTGGGTGTGGGCAAGGTGGAGATGTTCATAAATGGAAAAAGTTGGGAGCACATGTTCTAGGGGTTGATCCAAACTATTTAGCGATTGAAGAAGCAAAAAAGAGATCACCCGGATCTACTTTTATCCATGGAACTATTCGTGATGTTCCATTGGAGATGAAGTTTGATTTGGTGTGTTATAATTTTTCACTTCACTATGAAGACCCAAAGAATTATAGTCTCATAGCATCCTTTGCTCCCAAAGTTGTTGGTATAGTTTCAAATCCAGATTCCATACTTACAAACCGTGATGATACGAGGATTTGTGTTCAACGTGTTTCTCCTACTCATGTATCTGTATATATACCAGATGTACCTTACTATAGAAATGGACCAGTAGTTGAACCATTGTTTAATCGAGTAGAATTTGAAAAGTACTTTGATATCGTTGAATGGGAAGAGTTTTCAATCTACGCGAAATTCGTTGGCTTAAAGAAATAGATGGTAATACTAGTGGGTAGAAATACCCACCCTGCTCTTGTAGCTCAGCTGGTTAGAGCGTCAGGCTGTTAACCTGAATGTCGCAGGTTCGATCCCTGCCGAGAGCGCCCCGTTCCCGTAGCTCAGTTGGTTAGAGCATTGGTCTTATGTACCAAAGGTCGCGAGTTCGAGACTCGCCGGGAACACCCTCGGTTACATAGTAACCGTTTCTTAGAAACTAAAAGTGTTTCACACTTGCGTGAATGTCGGTTAGTCTGGTCTATGCCGGAGGACTTAAGATCCTCTCTCTTCGGAGGCGTGGGTTCAAATCCCACCATTCACATTTACGGAACGACAGTTCCGTTCCCACCATTCACTGTACTTTGTACAGATCCCACCATTCACATTTACGGAACGACAGTTCCGTTCCCACCCCCTCACCGGCCCTGTAGCGTAATAGGATAACGCGTACGCCTTCTAAGCGTAAGACTGTGGGTTCGACCCCCACCAGGGTCATTTATAATCTCGGTACATACAAGAAAGAATGATACTCATCATCACTGTGTTTCTTTTGCTATTCATTCTTGTATGTATTACTTTGTCTGTCCGTGAGAATCCTTTGCTCACTGAAATTAAAAAACGGTATTCCATATTGAAGAAACATCTTCGAGAGATTGGTGAATTTAAAGGAATTTATACAACTGATTCAATCATTACTGGAACGACAATCAAAGGTGATAAAATTGGAACCAATGTAAACAAGGGATATGAGATTACACTCTGTCTCGAAGGTGGCCTTGATAACATAGATTCTGTCATGAATGTATTCCTTCACGAACTTGCTCATCAAACAGTCAATGAATATGAACACTCTGATGAATTTTGGAACAATTTTAAGAAACTTCGAGATATCGCTTCTACTCTAGATATATATAGACCAATTCCTAATGTGAAGTATTGTGGTCAAGAAATTGGTGATCCTATTTAAACTTGTTTCTGTATGCTCTGACGGCAAAGAAGTATGCTATAGCAATGATGAGAACATTCAATACAATCTTCTGAATGGCACCGTTTACAACTGGCAACTTACCCTGAACCGTTGGGTGAAAAACAAGGGTGCCAACAATTCCAGCGATGATGGCATGGATCTGCTCGTCAGTCAGGTTAAAGATGTTCTTGGTCTTTCTGCGTACTGGAGTTGGGTCTATGGATGGCATAATACTCTGAACACGACCAGAGCTTGGACTCTCCTGAGCGATGAGAACATCATTAATATCACTTGCGAATTCTGATGCGGAAACCATTGGTACTTCTACAATTGGCTCAATACTATTATTTTCCTGTGGAATAAGATTTCCAATATCCATTCTATAGTCTAGTTCATCTTATTTCTTTCGTAAATCGCATCACGAAGACGCCAGAAATAAGCTTTTAATTGTTCACGTCCAGTTGGCAATGGATTCTTCTGAATATACTCAGAGTAATGAAGTCTACATTTTTCACATGGCATGACATCCTTTAACAATATGAAAAATTCTATATATGACTGTGGAACCGGGTCTGGAGATTCCTCAAGGATACAAAATATACTGTGCCACATAGCAGGTCCCCAAATGTCAGGATACATTTCTGTTATTACTATATAAATAAACCATGGTAACAATCGTTGATATCCTTGTAGCTTGCCATAACGGTGATACAAAAGAGTGTCGAGTAGCATGGGAACAATATGATGAACTGAAAACTGCTATTCTACGAAAAAATGAAAAGAAACCACCACCTCCTAAAAAGAATCCAACAGACCCAAATCCCCTCTCGATACGTGAATATGATGTCTAAACCTTTGTAATTTTTAATTTTGGGGCAGATGATGATGCTCCTCCAGGTTTTGGTTGATCAGGTCTGTAATTTTTATTATGATATTGCCACATCATCTCTGATCCACATCTGAAATTTGAACGTATAGGTGCTTTATACCAGAATACACAATCTTCAATCTTGTTTGATTTACTTGTATTATCAAGAACAAGAGCTTCAAAGTTTTCTGTACAAACATCCATCACTTGACAAAATTGTTGAAATGTTGGAAATACTCCAAAGAATGATTTATATAACCGTTCTCTATTCTGAATAATATTTTCACGAAGAATAAAAACATAATCAACATTTCCTCGCAAGTCAGGACTCATATCGAGCGCGTACTGTGCTGCTACAACCATGAATATTTTCCAATGTCTCCCATTCTGAAAAATCTGTCGAATGATTGGGCATTTTAAATTCTTTTTATCGTGAAGACAATCATCAAGGATTATGAAACAGTTTGGATTTGGTGCTCCTCGTATAACCATTCGTTTTTGACGAGCAACAACCTTTTCTATAGCCTCGACAGAAAAGTCATTATAAATAAATATATCAGGAACAAACTTTGAATAAAACTTGTTCCCTTCCTCTGTTGCTGATTGAACAATGCCCATTGGTACGTGTCTCTTGTTGTACATTAAGTCAGCAATCAGAGTACTTTTGCCTGTTCCGCGTTTTCCAATAACAACACAGATTTTTTCGTCTCCAATCTTTGCTGGATCGAATTTTTTCAATTGAATGTTGTTATTCATACTACATGTGTGATTATATAAAAGAAATTTCCAGACACACTATAGGATGGTTCACTTTGCTAGAACCGGTACACAAGATTTGTTTCTCACAGACCAACCAACATTCACATATTTTAACGATGTGATTACAAAAAATGAAAAGATATCTATTCAGTCATACGAAATACCTTTTGACCAACCGAAGCAGATTCCTGGTACTATTCTAAGGTCAACATTACCAAAACGTGGATCGTTCATCAAGAGTGTTACGCTTAAAGTAAAAGAACCACAACAGACTCCAATATCATCAATATATACATATTACAAAACATCCTTGACAGGAAATGTTTATGCGGTTGATACCACAGGTACTATAGTTAATACTTACACGGCGAATACAGCATATGCCAATACAAGTTCATTAAATTGGATAACAACAACTGGAACTGGAACTATTACAAGTGGACCTTCATCATCTCGTTTTTCATTTTCATATGGAACTGTAATTTCTTATTTTTCTTTTACAAGCTTTGAACTCGCAAATTTATTTGGATTCGATACAAAAGATTTAATCCCTTTGTATGGTGGATTTGTAAAGGTGAATATAAATAGTTCATCCTTTTCTTCGACATTAACATATGCTGAATCTGGATGGCTTCCTGGTCAAAATCTTTTAACAGGATATGCTTATCCAAATGCCTTTTATGATACAGCTTCTTTATATATGGGTGGTCAGATGATTCAATCGTTCCCGTATAGATATATCAAGATCAAAACACCAACACATGATACATATACAAATAACCCATTAAGACCTTTGCTCGAAGGAGACAGCAACCCAATCTTTGAACCAAGAGTATATTATTCAGTCTTGCCATTAATGGAAAATATACCAATGACTACAAATCTAGAAGTTCAAGTTCGACTCCAAACAAGCTCAAATGTTATAAACTCAAACGCTTTTGCGTCTCTTATTGTTGAATATATTACTCTTGAAAAAGAAACTTCAAATATATATGATATTTGTGTCAATCAATTGAGTACGTATGGACCAGTTCACAGTATTATTATAGACGGAACTTTTGATACATATTCAATTAATAATCATAAACTCTTCGATACTGATCAGACGAATGTTCACTCTTTTGATAATCTATTCAACCCAGGTGCTATGAAGTCAAAGATTTATGTTTTTAATAATCCGATGAACATGTCTCGAATAATAGACCAAAAGTTTCAAAATCTTTCAGGGAATGTATACACAGAAAGTTACAACGTTCTAGCAGTCAGGGAAAATCTCGCCGGTCTGAGATTCAATTCCTGAATCGGTCCCATTTTGGGCAAAATTTCTGTTAGAATTTCCTAGGTATTAGTAATGAGGAGGTATTGTACCCAAACGATAAAGGTGCCATTCCCTCGTAACGTCTTTCCATCTTGCGAATACCTTATTAATATTCCAAAGGCGGGTGATTATATATCAAAGATCCGAATAGTATCTGATAATCGAGTAGGATTAGAGTATGCCGAATATATAGTGAATGATGAAATTCTAGAAAGTATTCCAGGAGATTTCATACCTCTTGAACAATCCTTGCTTCTCAGAACGGAACAAGAAAGTACGTATAATACACTTTTGAATGGAACACCATCGTACCAAGAACTTCCATTTTATCTTATTCAAAAAGGGCACTTCATACAACACAAGAACAGTGACCAAATTCGTATAAAGTTTAATAGTGATCAATTTTCTTCAGCTTATTTACTTGTTGATTATTCTTTGATTGATTCTAATGAACAAATTCCAGAATATAAACAGAGAACCAGAAAGATTCAAAGTATCAAAGTTCCTTGTGTCAATTCAACCCAGATTCAACTTGATACTGCTTTTGTAGATCCTATATTCGAACTCTACTTTGTAGTAAGAGATGTATATGGAAATGTTGTAGATCTTTTAGATAATGTTCAGTTTCTTGCGAACGATAATGAACGTTTCAATTTGCCAGCAAAATATTTGAAATATGTAGCCCCTTTAACATATCACAAATCAATTCCATCTCTACCGTTTGGTATCTATTCGTTTGCTTTGTACCCAGATGATATTCACGAACCATCTGGGTCTATGAATTTTTCACGTCTTGATCGCCAAAGATTCATAATCAACCTCAAGAATAATGCTGGTTCTTATTTTTTAACAATCTGGGCACAGAGTCATAATTTTGTATATGCGAATAAACCCATTTTTACCGCACAGGAAATGCTCTTGGATTATACGTCAAAGTCATTATCTTTACCCCAATTACAAGTAAATGTTTCTTATATAAATTATCTAGGTACAGTCACACTTTTCTATACAAGTCCTGTATCAATAACAATATCTATTCCATATAGTTTTCCTTCGGTTTCATATACTACAACATCTAGTTCGATTATATTCTCAGGTATTAATGTTCCAACATATGTTGTAATTACTTTTTCGTCACCTGGTTATGCGGACCAAATCTCTTATTTTTCCTTTGATTTACCAGTATCATCAAACATAACAACACAATCATCAACACAAGTATATTCCAACATAACTTCACTTACATACGATTATAGGCAACATCTGTTGACTGTTGGTAATTCTCAAGGAGATTTTAATGGTATTAATTCTTCACGAGATCAGAGATGTTCATTCTTTTATAATTTGATTCAAGGTATTTCATATCAGATTTCCGGAGCTTCTTTTGTGAACCAAATGAGTAAAATTCGATCGAGTTTGGTAGATGGTGGATATTTTGTAACAGGATTATATGACCAAACACTTTTGAATGGGTCGAATGTATATTCACAAGGTCCAACTGGATTCCTAAGTCATTATATAGGTCAAAATAACATATGGACTGTTCAAGCTCCACAAACACCTTCGATGTACGTTACAAGTTCCACTATATATTCAGCTTGGAACAATGATCCAGTTACCAAGGTACAAATCAAACAGGTTTCGTGTATGAATCAACATACCCTTGCTTTAACAACATCAGGGGATATTTACGCTATAGGATTAAACGATGTTGGCCAATTAGGTATTGGATCAACTACTAACAAAACAAGTTTTGTAAAGGTTTCTATTTCAGGTGTTAAAAAATGCGCAACCGGGTGGAAACATTCTATGTTATTGCTTACAAATGGAGATGTTTATGCGTCAGGATTAAATACAGAAGGTCAATTAGGTATTGGATCAACTGCGAATCAGACAAGTTTTGTAAAGGTTTCTTCTGTGAGTGGTGTATCTGATATATCGTGTGGGGCATATCATTCCAGTCTAATACAATCTCTTATTCCATATACAACCGGTAGAAATGTAGAGGGACAATTGGGTCTTAATAATTTTACTTCACCAGTGACGATTTTCACACAAGCAAATAGTATCACAAATACTAGTAATGTATCTTGTGGATACAATCATACAGTAGCTTTGAAAACAGATGAAACTATTTGGGGAACGGGTCTGAATACTAATGGACAATTGGGTGTGAATGATATCATTAATAAATCAAATTTTACACAAGCGTCTACTATTACAGGAGTAACAAATATATCTAGTGGTAATACATTCTCAGTTGTTGTTTCGAATTCAAACATTTTTGTTTCCGGTTACAATAGTGTTCAAATAGGTGGACCTTCGTCAATTGTATTTACAAAAGCTATACCATCTAGTTTTACAGAACCCATTGTTTCAGTCTCGGCAGGTGGCGCTCATGCCCTTGCTTTAGGAATAACTGGAAATGTTTGGGTTGTAGGATCGAATGATAATGGTCAAAGTACGAGTGGTGGAGCAAACGGAATATTTTCTCTTTTGCCTCTACCTATTACATCAACATCAATTTCCGCAGGATTAACATCTACATATATTGTTTCATCAAGTAATACTCTATCTGCTCAAGGTACACTTCTCACTAATTTATATATATCAACATTGTATGAATTAGAAGTAGCCCCTTTGATATTTTCATCTTCTCTAGGTACTTTAACGGTCGCTAGAATAAATCGCACGAATGGGGCGATAAACTCTTCAAAAGTTGTTCAAGGTCAACAAGTATCTGATATAGCCTTTTCAAATGGTACGTTATATCTTGGAGTTATTTCTGGGTCTGTATTAACATTTGATCCGATAAGTTTGAACCAAACAAATTCAATCAGTTTCGGAAACGTTCCTATGATTATACGACCAGATCAATTATCAAATGTATATTTGTGTTCAACGGTATATGAAACGACTTTTAATAAAACGGTAAATAACACATTCACGTCAACAAATGTGGCAGCAGTAACTGATTTCTTTAATAATATCTACTATACTAATGGTAGCCAAATAACAAAGATAAGTTCACAGAATAATTCAAGGTGGAACATAGGATTTACAAATTGTACAATCAATGATATCGCTGTGAGTACCCAAACCGGGCAATTGGCGGCGTGTGGTTTCTTTCCATATGGATCTACAAATTCAAAGATTGGACCAGGACCCGGTATTTCACAGACAATACCGTACACTCTTCCAACGTATTTCGGATCAGGTTTACAATCCGGAAATAGTGCTGGATTTGTATTTTCATTCGATACATCCGGAACTATAAACCCATTGGTACCAACGGTAGCCACTTCTGATTTTATATCGACAGAGTTTCAATATATTTTCGGAACAACATATTCAAATATATTCACACAATCGTATTATTCGCCACCACTTCTTAGATATCCACCTTCAAGTCTTGACATTGTACCACCACTCCAGCAACCGTCTTTACCAATAACAGCTACAATATCAAATAACGCATGGGGAAATGGAACATATGTAGTAAATTGTTCCACACAAAATGATTATCAATATTGTACAAGAGCTTTTGATATTCTTGAAACAAGTCCAGGTTGGAAAACAAACTTGGTCGGGCAATCTGTACAAAACAATACGTATCAAAAGATAGATTTTATATCAAACGTAAATTTTGTAACGACTGGAAGTAGTATCTTTACACAATTTGGAAATAATATTGGTACAGATACATGGTCGTTTACTACTCTTCCAAATGAAATGAACTTCATAAGTATAGCCGAAGGTTACCAATTTACAGCGGCTATAGATGTAAATGGAAATCTATGGACTATTGGGCAAAATCCATATGGTCAACTTGGATTTGGAGATATCTTTAGTAAGCAAAGTTTTACACAAGTGACTAGTATGACAAATGTAAATAATGTATCTTGTGGTTTCGGTCATATATGTATAGTCAGATCATCCGGTACAGTATGGTCATGTGGTTTAAATACAAATGGTCAATTGGGTCTAAATAATATAACTCAAAGTATATCAAATTTCGCTCAGACGAGTCTATCAGGGGTAACTGCTATATCTTGTGGATACAATCATACAGTAGCTTTGAAAACAAATGGAACTATTTGGGTCACGGGATTAAATTCGAGTGGACAACTTGGAACTGGAGATAATACTAATTTGATTACATTTGTACAAATAACAACACCCCCTAAAGCGACAGCTATATCATCGGGAGATGCCCATACCATATTAGTATATAATTCAAGTATATGGTCAACTGGTCTAAATGATCAAGGTCAATTGGGATTAGGTAATATAGATAATTATAAAACATTTACCCAAATCACATCTTTTGGAGCAGTATCCAATGTGATTTCGTGTGGATACAAATATTCAATGTGTGTAGATTCAGCTGGAAGTACATGGGGTACTGGTAATAATCAATCCGGTCAACTCGCGGTAGGAGATTATGCAAATCATAATTTGTTTACACAACAGACTTTGGTCACGGGTCAAGAAAATATAACACAGATATCTTGTGGAAATTTGTATTATACAGCTGTTTTGACACAGACGGGAAATGTTTATTATTGTGGATCAAATGTGTACCAAGCACGTACAGCTACTCCAAACCCTGGTGGTCAATATATTTCTATCCAATTACCAAGTCCAATTATCGTATCGAATGTCTATATTGTTGAACCACTATCATTCACACAAACATCAAGTTATTCAATGAATGTCTATAATTTAGACACACAATCGTGGCAACCACTTTTCCAAAATCTTGGAGGAAATGTGATAGATACAACATATAATAGAAGAATAGATTGCCCTGTACCTAATAATCAATTGCTTTCCAATTTGTATTCATATATTGTTCCAAATCTTGGAGCTGGTGTTAATTATTCACTTGTAGAACTTGCGTTGTATTCAAAGTCGTTTATACCTTGAGGGCGATATATATCAAAAGTGCCAAAATAAGAGTATTAAATGCTATATATGCTTTAACCTCGTTCGATTCCAAAAGAAGCTTTAAGATTTCATTATCGTTCTCCATATATATATGCCAATAACAAATGTTTTTGGACCTCCTGGAACGGGCAAAACCTTCTACTTTTCACAAAAAAAGGATATGATTTACATTAATCATGATATTCTCAAGACCCGTGAAGGTACGATTGATTTCTTTGAAAAGATGAATTCTTCAAAATTATCAGTTGTTATAGACGATTATGATTCAGTCTCGACATGTATTGGTTTAAATTCTATACCAACTGATACGAAAACAGAGATTTATATCCTTTCTGAAACAAGACTTGCGATTGGAAACCCTCTTCAATTACCAAGAGTTACTGCGGAGGAATTCTCGAAACATATCGGTAAAACAGTCACCGAAGAGGAACTAAAAAATGAAAATTATAATATGCATATTTTCAAACAAGACTTTTCATGGATGCGAGATCGTTTTTTTGATTCGTATAAATATATAGAAAATCTAGCATCTGGGAAGATTCCTTTTCATTATAATAAAGTATTTCATGAACATGGCCATTGTTTCGGAATAGTTCATGAAAACTATATAGATGCTACAAATCTATCTATTGAAACATGTGCTAATATGTATGATAGTTTATCGACAGCTGATATGTTTGATTCATTGATTTATTCTCAAAAAACATGGGATGTTGTACCATTCTTTATAAACTCTGCGTGTTTCATTCCGTCTTTATACATAAGACCACATACGTTTACAAAATTGAGACCTGGGAGTATGTGGACAAAGTTTTCAAATATGAGTATGAAACAGATTCGACTCAAAAAGTTGAATAAAAAGATAGATGATTTGCGTCTTATTGTTCTGAAAGCGAATGCCGGAGACCCTTTGACTGAAATAACTCAAACATATGATTTGGATACTATTAACCAATTATCTCTTGATGTAAAGATCAAACCAAAGATTATGAATGGTTTGAAAAAGATTCGTAAGTTAGTCTAGAAATTCCTCCTCTTCGAGAATGACAGAATACTTTATTTTCTTTGGCTGTTCATCTTCCTCCTCATCTTCTTCGTCTTCAAAAAGATGATGTTCCTTCTTGGTGTACCCATCCATTCTGTAAAGCGTTCTTCATAATAATTTCGGCTGGACTAAACGGTTCCCAAGAATCCCAGGTGTCGACGGCATCATTCACCTTTAAATAAACTGGATCATCACCTTCGTATCTTGAAAATGGTTCGTCCTGATCATCAACCACTTCTATATCATCTTCATCTGATTCTTCTTCGTCGTATATTTCAGGAAAAAAGCTACCAATCTGGTTTCCTAAAATGTTTCGAATGGCAAACTTCATACCATATTCAACATCCTTGGCAGTGACTGTCGATCGTCCTGTCGCTTTACAATAATGAGATGCTACAATCATCGATCCTTCAACAACAGGCAGGAAGATATCTTCCATTTATTGAATAAATAATATTTTCTATAAGTAAATGTATTTTGAAATCCTTTTGGCAATAATGTCATTTATTACTTCTGTGTTATTCTTCCACTACGGACAAAAGAATAGAAAGGAAAATAGGAATGGTGTAGGAATCTTTTACATCATACTTGGAGTTGTCTGGTTGATGCTTACATTTTACAATGGTTATGAAGCATATACTGATTACAAATTTCAACAAGAGATGTCAACTCCAGCTCCAGCTCCAGCTCCAGCTAATCAACAACTATCGAATAAAAACCAGGAACTATTTAACGCGATGAAAGCCAAACATCCACTTTTACCAAATGCGACTATTCGAGCAGAAATGGCTAGATCTGGTTCACAATAAAAATATATGTAAATAATAAAATGTTATTAGTATTTCTTGCCATACTAATGTTACTTGGAGGAGGTATTCTTATGGGAATCGGGTCTAACATGAAAGATAAAAAGAAGCACGATGGAATGGTATACGGTGGTCTGGTTATGTTTATATTAGCTATATTACTTGGGTTATATCTTATGTTTTCGCATAATAATTAGGTACTCGTTAAGATGTAGATATTCTGAGTCTGTGAAAACCCATTGAAAGTGGTTGATGATGCGGACGAATATGCTCCGAAATTCTCAACGTAGACCCACTCACCAATCGCCAAGTCTGGGAGTTGAACAGATTCGGCAATCTTATCGATCGAATCACACGTTGGTCCAAATATCTTTGAAGTAAACAATTGTCCAGCACGCTCATTGAATGGACAAATATCAGGTACAGCGTGATCGAAATAGATACAATTGAAAGCTCCGTAGACACCGTCGTTCAGGTAATAAATACGCTCATCACCATTTGTCTTTTTACCAATCACATTCAAAACGAGTGTATGACTTGAACTGACAAAGAAACGACCGGGCTCTGCTATGACCTCAACAGACTCGTCAAACACCTGAATAGCCTGGTTAATCACTTGAGCCATCTCATCAAACTGTTCATTTTCAAATCCACCACCGATATCTAGAATCTTGAATGTAAACCCAAACTCTTTTGCCAGTTCAAAACATTCGTAAGATTCCTTGATAGCTTGTCTGTATTGGTCAGGATTCTTACACCCCGATCCAACGTGAAAGGAAACACCAACAATATTCAAAGAAAGAGTCTTGGCAATGTGTAGAAGATTCTTGGCCGCTTCGAGGGTTGCTCCGAACTTACATCCAAACCGACAAACTGAATCTTCATCATTCACTTTGAGACGAAGAACGAGGTTAGCGTTTGGATGGTACAGCTTGATTTTATAGAGTTCATAATCCGAATCAAATGTCAAGAGATCTACATCATTGGCGCGCGCATATTTCAATTGCGAACTCATCTTACACGGGTTGGCAAAGATGATGCGATCAGATTCGACAAGGTTCAAAACTGAGGCAATTTCATTCTTTGAGGCACAATCAAAGTTTACACCTTGACTCGCAAGAACCTTGAGTATAACGAGATTCGGGTTTGCCTTGACTGCGTAATACGGCTTTACATTTGGCAAAAGTTCCTCCCACTTTTGAACCTGTCGAATAATCTTACCGATATCAACGATGAAAAAAGCATCCTCAGAAGATGATCCTTCCAAAAGAGAATTTATGATATCATAAATATCCTTCTCCTTTGGAAACACCTTGATGTTATACTCTTGAAGAAGGGCAAGATCTTCCATTTAAAATATTCATGCGTTTATTCTTAAAATGGCGGCAACTCTTCAAAAGCCAAAGACTTCAGAGGCTCCGCGAGTTCTTTGGACGATTCATAAACACCCTGGTATGGTATATACCGTTCATAAAAATGAAAAGACTGCGATTGTATCCTTTTGTAAAAAAAAAGATTGTGATTTTTTTACAAAAGCACTCGACACATATCACATGACACATGGAGTTTATCCACAGATTAGTAAAAATCTTCAGATGTACGGTACAGTGGATACAGAATCTTTGTTGACTCAAGATTTTTGGGTGGAAATGGATTTACATAGAATTTGTATCCAGGAATTTTTCAACCTATGGGTAGTCGACGAAATCAAAACCGACAAGAATGTATTTTCACTGAATGGTAAAGTTGTGTGTTTTGATAATTACAATATAAATTATACAATTGGATATCTCTCTTCGAAATGGGAGCTCACATAATCTCCTTGATAACCCATGTAATAGTACTGATTGTTTGGGTAAAAGTTGCGTCTGTAACCGTTGTTGCCAGATCAGGAATCTTGTGATGAACAACGATATCAGTCGCTGAAACAAGTGCTGATGATTTCACGATTCCATGTGTAAAATGAACGATTGGTTGTTTTCTTATAGCCTTTTTCGTAAAAATACGAGCGTGTTGGAATGGCTTATCGAGCACAATGTTCATTATATAAAGAACTATGGTTTTTATTTATAAATGGCTCACAATTTGTCAGATGCGCTATTCGAAATCAAGGAGAAGCTGACAGACCAGGAGTACAAAACTATTATGGAGATTACAAAAAAAGTATTCGACAAGACAACGAGTAAATATTATAAAATAACACACCTTGAGCCTCGGTTTGTTTTAGAGGATGACGAAGAAGATGATGAAGAATATTACAAATTGACGCTTGTTCCTTGTAATATGATTGTTAAAGTATCAGATAAACTCCCTGAAAAATTACTTACCGAAGATATTCCAAATGATCTCTTAGAAGATGGGTATTCTATTATAGCTAGAAATGATGATTACGATATGCTCAACAATACATCGGATACACCGATCCGCAACACACATTATCATATAATCAAGATTGTCAAGTTGGAGGACTAAGATACATATTCAAGATATCCTTGATTATATAATGCCTTGTTATATCAGACTCATCAAATTCAACATGTCTAATCCCATCAATATTCCCCAACCGTGATATGAAATCAGAGAGACCATTTTCAGTAAATCCTCTTTCAACCTGAGTCACATCACCAGTTATGACAATTCGAGACCCCTGACCAATCCTCGTGAGTATCATCTTCATTTGATTTGCCGTTGAATTTTGCATTTCGTCGGCTATGATCCAAGAGTTCTCAAAAGTTCTTCCGCGCATATAGGCAAGAGGACAAATCTCAATAGTATCATCGGCCAAGAGTGCTTTGATCTCTTTTTTACTATAATACTTTCCAAGTGAATCAAAGATTGGTCGTGTCCATGGTGACATTTTCTGTTCCAAAGTACCTGGTAGATATCCATGTTGTTCATCAACACTTACAGCAGGTCGAGTGAGAATAAGCTTCTTGACAGCACCGGAAGCAAGTTTCTGAGCTCCGATATACGATGCTATGAAGGTTTTACCAGTACCTGCTGGACCTGTTCCAACAACAATAGGGATACTCATATTCTGAAGGAGTTTATTGTAAATTGCTTGGGCTCCAGCTTTGGACAACATTGTAAAAATATAAATAGTATACTTTTTAAGCTTTGGGAATAAAAGCAGTTCCTTTGAAAACTGCCTGTGTATATTTCATCGAGAGTCCAAAGAGAACCTGAACAAGCTCGAATGGAGGAACATTCTGACCCATTGGATTCTTTTCTATGAGTTTCATTTTATTGATTGGTTCTTTCTCATCGATAACACTCTTGAGCCACATGACATGTTCCTCTGAAGAAGCATCAAATTCCTTGAACATTTAATAGGTACATAAAACAGCTCTTTAAGCTCCACAGCAATTCTCCTTTCGTGGTCTATTCTGGTACACCAAAAAAGCAACAAGAGCTATTATAGAAGCTACGAGTATAACGTTATTCTCCATTTATTAATGAATCAATATTTAATTTACACCAACAAACCCAACCTTACATTTACCATCTTTATCAGCTAACATACTGCTGTTTCCTGAAGTACATGATTTGAAGTTGGAATTCTGGCGAAGAAGGAAAAACAACAAGAATGCGAGCAATACGAGTAATATGAAACCTTTCATTTACTCTTCGTCAACATTTTCTTCAGAGTCCGATTCAGTCTCTGATTCTGAAGATGACGGAACATAATCAGAGTCTGACAAGTACTCGTCTATCGAATCATTCGTAATCTGGTACGTTTCGGTTTCGTTTTTGTATTGAATAGTATGAACACCATATTCATCCGTACTGAGAATAGTCGCCTCACGAAGAACTGGCTCCGCGCTATCATCATCTCCCTCGACAACATAAACAAGAATACGAGTCATTTTTATAATAATACGAATGTTTTCTCTAACTAAAATCGCCACTGGGTATTACAGCTCAGGCATGACGCGAATGTTGTCATAGGCTCATCAGCACTCCTTGTCTGAAGCTGGTAATACGTCGTTTTCTTGGACCTACACTTTCTACACTGAAACATCCCATCTGGAACCTCATCCAATTTACTTCTACGGAAAGCCTCATCCTTACGCGCCTCCACCTTCTTCCGAGTTGTTTCGTATGGTCCATCTGGTAATAATTGGCCAGGTCCCATCATCATAAATTCTTTGAATTTGAGAGCACCACTGAGTAGATTCGGAACAAGCACCTTTGATTTCTTCAAAGCATAATCGATTGCCAAGAACCTGTGTTTATATAAACTCTTGAACCATTTGTTCTCCCATGATGGTTCTTTTCCGGAAGCTTTCACCTGTTTACATGTCCAGTTATACACAGAGATTTCACAATTCTTGGCAGCCGTATCTGTATTGAAAATAGTCTTGAACTGCGCTTGGCAATATTGGCGGAGCATTTTATCTCACACATGGTAAAAAAAACTAAGAAGGAGACACAACTTTTATTTTGAATTCTTCAATCAACTCTTCAACTGTTTTATAATATCGATGAAGATCCTTTTGAAAACGTTTATTTGTTGGATCATGAACATAGAGCCACGCTAAATTTGCTTTTGAGTATTTTGTAGATGTTTGATTTACGGTTGGTTTACGAGCCTTTTGAGTTTTTGGTGGAGGTGGAGCGGAAGGGGCGTTATAACTCAAAGCTTGGAGAACTGTATCCGCCAAATCATCCTTCTTTTTAGATTCTTTGAAAAAGGTTAAAAACTGACTATGTGTTTCAACCAAAAATGCTTCACACCTCTGGACCGCAGCCTGTTTTCTTTTCTTGTATTGAGCCTTCCCGGGTCCAGAAATATCGGGAACTTTATGTCTCGCGTCCCACAACTGAACATTTTGATCCAACGTCAAGAAATATGAATGTAAAAAATGCTCAACAGATTTCATACGCTTGTTTTGGTCCGGTTGTTTTTCTATCAAAATTATATCAGATGTTAATGTCCATGGCATAGAACGTAAATGTTTCAAGAGACATGGAAAAAGACCAAGAGTACTCTCTGTTGGAATTCCTGATGCGTCCCAATTGTGAATAACCCGTGTAGTTGTATCCAACAAACAGAGTGCTAGATTTTTGGTACCTACATCAATACTAAGAATGCGCATTTATTAAAGGAATACAAACTTCTTTAAGAAGATGAATTGCTGGTGGTGTTGTCATCCGTATGAAACGGAAACAGTACGTTACCCGTACAAGTTATACAAGGGGAACATTCTCACCACCGGTCAATTTTGTTCATGGAATTGTGTCAAGGCATATGCCATAGACAAGAACAATTTAAATTCAATGGATCTTATAACGCTTTTGAAAAAGAAAACAAACGGTAAAGTCTCACACACAGAGCCAGCACCATGTAGAGAAGCACTTGTTCAGTTTGGGGGTACACTTACAATAGAAGAGTTTCGCCAAGCCGCTGATTTAGGTATAAAAGCACTTATACCGGGTGAAATGTATAACCCGGTTCATATAGAAAAAGTAATTGAGAAAACAGTCACCCCTACGATCAAACCAGAATTTGTATTAAAACGTGAGAAACCAATGGTTCGGGCAAAGGGTAAGTTAGAAACAACACTCGGTATTACTCGTAAGAAATGCTAAATTGTTGTTATACACGACCGAAAGAGCAAATATATTTGTACCCATTTGGAACACGTGTCAAGGCTATTTCTCATATGGATGCTCGTGTGAAGATCTTGAGTGTCATGGGTAAAAAGAAGGAGTATTGGGCATCAGAAACCGAAGATGATGTATGGTTTGTACAATTATCTGAATATGTTACTGTTGACGATATCCCTGCTAAAGATTATCAACAGGCTGTTCATTTAGCAGACCTTCATTTGGCATCTGCTCTGACGACCCCCTCATCAGAGGTACTGTTTTGTAAGCAAGAAAGATCGCTATAATCACATAGGCAAGTCCGAATATAGTACTACTCAGTGAAAAGGTTCGTGTACCTGGCTCGGAGCTGTTTTTGTTATATGGTATAAGAAGTGTAACACCATGAGCAAGGATTATGAGTGCGAATAAGAGTGTTAAAGCATTAATGATTTCCATTTATAATACAATGGAGAAAATGAATTTCGACGATCTTGTTGATCTTTCTTATGAGAGTGATTTGAAGTCAATAATCAATTCCATAAAAACAGATAGAAGAAACGCTCTACTGAACATTTTTAATGATTTGGATATTGATGATCCACAAAAAATTGCCGACGAAATTACCAAGCATATGAATACTGAGAGAATCATCATAAATGATTTAGTAGATGTTGCTGAGGTAGCAAAGAAACTCACACATGTTCAGGAGGAACAATTGAAGAAATATATTCACGAACTTGATCCAGTAGATTATCAAAAGGTTTCAGATGATGTTACAAAAGCTCTTGGAATGTCAAGGGTACTTATTGAGCGAGCTACTCCAAAAACGAACCTATCTTGGTTCCATAGGCTAACAGCATGCCTGCGAAAGTCAGCATGACGGCACCTGTCCAGAGCTGTGACTTGGATGTTGCCTGAGTATATCCTTGGTTTGTATTCATAGATCCATGTATCATATTTTGAATACCAGCCATGACTAAGATAAGAGCAATTACATAGAGAAGATGAGTCATTTATATAGTGTTAATATTTTGTTTAAAAATTATATGATTGACTTTAGAAGATGGACACTTTTGCTTCTTTCCATGTGAAAGGAAGACGACTTGTTATTGAACTTTTTTTGGACAAGTTTTTGGATTTCCAGCCCAGGACAGAGGAGGAGGTTGAAACATGTACACAGAAGCTTATTCCAGATATAACGAGTGTGAACGATATTTGTAAACGAAAGGAATTGATTCAACTTATTATTGTTGATCTGAACAATGGACTTATGTATGAAAAGTTTAATTTTACACTCTTTGGTAAACTCGTAAGAAACCTTTTAAACGAATTCCCAGATAATCCACATCTCAAGGAGATTGAGATTCGTAATTGTCACCCAATGGCCAAAACAATTTGGGACATTTCAAAAGTCCTCGTACCTCGCGAAATAACATCAATTATCAAGGTTTTTAGCACTTAGAAATAAATGCTTTTGGATCTCGAAGATATTCATCGTATGAATCGCGAGAAGCTTGATCAAAACAAGCGTCAAGAGTACCATGTGTAAGTTTATATTCGATGGTACGAATCTCAGGGTAGGTTAAAGAACCAAACTCGGCAACAATATCGTGAATTTCACCATCATCTCCTTGTACCCAGAAATATTCCATCTTCTGGTCGTGTTGTTCACAGACACCTTTGATAATAACACCATGTTTGATTCGTTTTATATAAGCTCCACACGTCTTGACTGGGTTACCTTGATGACCGGCACGTTTCATCAAAAGAGCGACACGTCTCATTTATAGATTATATCGGTATTATCTATAAATGGATCCGATTCTGGAAAAATCAAGTTCAAGATTCACCTCTTTTCCAATTCGGTACCCAGATATCTGGAATCTCTATAAAAAAGCAATTGCGAGTTTCTGGACAGCAGAAGAGATTGATTTATCCAAGGATGTTGATGACTTTGAGAAACTCTCAGGGAATGAACAGGAGTTTATAAAAATGGTTCTCGCATTCTTTGCTTCGTCGGATGGTATTGTATTTGAAAATATCGATATGAATTTTGGATCAGAGGTTCAAATACCAGAAGCCAGATCATTCTATGCGTACCAGGGGTTTAATGAAAGTATTCACGGGGAGACATATTCTTTGATGATTGATAAATTGATACGAAGCGAAGAGGAGAAGGAAAAGCTGTTTCATGCTCTTGATACAGTTCCTTGTATTGCCAAAAAAGCGGCATGGGCTCTTGAATGGCTGGATTCATCAAAACCATTTGCCGAGCGACTCTTTGCTTTTGCTTGTGTTGAGGGGATATTCTTTTCGGGTTCATTCTGTTCCATCTTTTGGCTCAAGAACAGAGGTATTATGCCAGGCCTTTGCTTTTCAAATGAACTTATAAGCAGAGACGAAGGTCTTCATCAAGAGTTTGCTCTTCTCTTGTTTTCGAAACTGAAAGATAAACCATCAACTGAAACTATATTGAAGATTATACAAAGCGCGGTGGATATTGAAAAGGAGTTTGTATCTGAAGCAGTTCCGGTGAAAATGATTGGTATGGATTCTCAAAAGATGATGACATATATCGAATTTGTTGCCGATCGTCTTTTGAAAAGCATGGGTATAGACCCTGTGTATAATTCAAAGAATCCTTTTGATTGGATGGAACACATATCTCTCCCCGGAAAGACCAACTTTTTCGAGAAACGCGTTGGTGAATATTCAAAATCATCTGTTATTGGTGATTTAAATTTTAATGAAGATTTTTAAGATCGAACTTCGTTCGATCCGCGCTCACATATGTTTTACGTATGGTTTCTTCTCATATTTCATGAGCAAAAAGGTAATCACAAGGAAAATAACAGTCTGTAACAACAATCGGCTCACACCCGTAATGTTTTTAAAGAGGGTATCTGCTATTGTTGGGTTTGCTACTATAAAGAACAAAACAGCCTGCTGGAGACTAATTAAGAATTTACGACGGTCGTTCAGGCATCCGCAAGTCATTTATGGTTATCATAGGTTTTAAATCCGAGTTGCGAAGCAACTCTCGTCCCGTCTTCTATTTATTTCCACCGAGTTGCGAAGCAATCCTTCCATATTGATCTTCGATCAAGCTTCGTCCCGTCGTCGCAACTTGAAAAACTTCAAGACTTAAAGTTTCGAAGCGTGAATATAGAAAATGAAGAGCATTCAGGATCTCGATATTTCCAGCCTCACCTTCTCCGCTCTCCGCCGCAACCCCAAGGGTGGAAAGATGATTTACATCAATTCTGGGAATACTCGAACCGAGGTTGAGTTGCCACCTATGCGCGCTCCTTTTGGTCTGAGCTCCTTTACCGACCAGGCTTCTGGCAACGTCTCTTATACTCTGAATCTTTCCATTGAGGATCCAGAGGTTCTTCAGAGACTGCGCGATATCGAGACTCTTGTTCTCAATCATGTTACGAAAAACTCAGCTGAAATTCTTGGAAAGGTGTACACTGCTGATGTTATCAAGACTGTACTTTTCAAGAGCTTCATCCAGGATTCCAAGGATGGCAAATATGCCCCGACTCTCAAGGTGAAGGTTATGTATGATAGCCGCAATCATACCTTTGGTCCAGAGGCGTATGATAATGATAAGAACCTTTCTTCGATCGATAAGCTTCAGAAGGGTCAGTCTGTTCGTACCATTATCGATTTCAATCAGATTTGGTGCGTCGACAACAAGTTTGGAGTTTCTATCCGACTCCTTCAGGCTATGATGCTCTCGTCTTCCAACTTTACAGGATTCGCTTTCAAGACTGAGGATGAGGATATGTGCGAGACGGGCGAGGAGGAGATGTAAAAAGGAAGTTGTGCAGGAGTTGCGCAGCAACTTTGGTCAGGGGGAGAATTGCTTCACAACTCTGTAGAAAATGTAGAGAATATATAAGATAATGTTTACAAAAAAGAGTAAACCACGTGAATATATAATACAAAAAAAGCTTGCCAAGAGTTTCCCAGGTTATGTACCCCGAGCGCACGAATACAAGAATGGAACGATTTACATGGACAAAGTACGTGGCCCAACACTGTATAAATATATACAAACTGCTTCTGATGCTTCTGTTATTCGTATTATAGGACAAGTGCTTGGTTTACTGAAAAAAATAACAACAAAATTCCCACGTTTCAGGCACAACGATTTACACTTAAAGAACATTATGATTGAAAAAGGTCATCCGGTCATGATCGATTTTGGTCTCGCGGGTTCTACTGTACGAAACAGAGAATACGGGTTATCAAAAGCAACGAAACCGATTTATGATATTCATTATTTTCTAAATTCTGTGTTTACACAAGTGCGCAAAAATCCAGCACTCTATAAGAGATCTTATTCGTGGTTATTGAAAGCGTTGCCTGTGGGATATCGTGGTGCGAATACTGTTCACGTCAAAAACTATAGACTTAGGCTCTGAATGCGGCAATACCTATAGCGAGGAGCAGAGTGTGCCACCAAACATCAATTGGCTTGATGACGGTGATGTAACGGACCATAATCTTGTTCCACAGAAGATTCATAATCAGTGTGAGGATCAGAATATACAGGAGGAACACAATCAGATTATTAAGAAACTCTTTGGTGCTTCTGGATTTTAGGATGGTGAGCATTTTTAATATGTTGATAAAAAAATATGGCGAGACTTCCTTTATCTGGAACTGAACCAATTTTTGATAGTTATATATGGGATTCTCCAAAATATATCAACGCGTGTAACTGTTACGACTACGCACTGGGTGATTGTCACAAACGATTCCAAAAAACAACTCCTGGGGATAACTCTCGTAAAAATTGGAAGAGAGAATTGGGACTACGAGCAGATCAGCATGATAAAAAGGATTTTATAGCACGAGTTCAGGATGATAATCCTAAAACTGTATATAGAACAAATATACATGAAAAGTGTAGACCTGGGTATTACAAGGTTATGGCTTTTATAGCACCTGGACAAGATTTCCATTGGTACCGTCAGAATGGTCAATTGCGTTACAAAATACGTAGAGGTGATACGATACAAAACATCGCGCGAATGTTCAAGACGAGAGTCGTAGATGTAAAAGATGCTTTAACGAGACCTTCAAATCCTCTGGGGAAAGATGATGGTATATTTACGGATCAGGATCAGCTTGATAAAGTGTGTAAACCAGGTGGAACACCAATCCCTTCTTTTGAGGGCAAAGTAATACAGATACGTTGTAATATATGGAGTCACAAGAGAGGATGGGGAGAAGGTCCACTCGTCACTGATGCGTCCGGGAAACTTATTACAAATCCTTTAAAAGCGAATAGATCATATGGTCTAGGCTTAAATTATTCCAAGTTTATATCTGCGTTTTGTGTGAAAAAAGGTAAAGTTCATACCGGTTCAAATTCTGTGAGAAATTCTAATAATTCTTCTTGAGTTTCAAAATCCAATGAAAATATTCTATAAAATACGGATAAATCAGAAATCTCAAATGTATTTATATATTCTAAAGGTTCTATAGATATTGAAACCTTATATTTTATAGGATCAAAAGGTTCTCTACATACTGGACATGTTCTCTGTCTCTGTTTCCAGTTTTCTAGACATGGTATATGAAATGAATGAAGACACTCGAGTGTTCTCACATTGCTTTCAAGTTCTTCGAGACAGATCGAGCATGTCATTACTATGTATAAATGAATTAATCTTTTCAGTTATCCGCGGGGGTGTTTCAAGTCCGTCAACAACTAGAACATTTGATTTTGTTCGTATATACTTTTCATATCTTTCATGTATATCTTGAAGATATTTCAAAGTGACTTTTGAGTCTCCAGTCTGTCCTCTAGTTTGGAGACGATTGAAACACACCTCCGGAGGAGTTCTTATATATACTATAGCGTCTGGTTTCCATCCGAGTTTATCATGAACAAATCGATAAGCCTTGTCTTCATCTGGAGTGTGTTCTAGTAGATTCCAGAAAATTTCGAGTGAAGAGTCTGGAGATCTTTCAATAATACCCTGTTTTATATCATGAAACCCCTTGAGAATTGAAAGTTGTAGAACAAGTCCCCACCTGTTTGGATCGGAATAGAACAATTCGAGTGGCCAATCATCAATAGGTTCAAGAATTCCACCAAAATTTTTAATCTGTACAGACTTACCTGAAGCAATATTCCCTTCAAATGAAATTCTCATGTTAGATAATAAACAGATTTATTCTTTATCTTTGGTGCCATCATATTCAAAGAGTTTACACGTGGGCATCTCAAGCTGGGAAAACTCCTGAAGATTTCTACGGTACTCAAGTGGGGTTGTTATGTTCATGTTTTTAATCAGATTATCATTGTAAAGTCTGGAGGATACATTCTCTGTAAAGCATCTGCCGTCAGCCATTCCAAATCTAGTTGACATTTACTGTACTCTGTGAAAAAAGATGCGCCTTCCAAGAATCGAGGTGTAACCCCTGGAAATACTGAAACTGATCCGTCTTTTGGTTCGCAATCGTAGCAAGCTTACACTGGGGCAGAACATTCGTAAGCATCACATATGTATCGATGATATCGTCAAGCGACTGTGCCCCGGTGATGATGATGCTTCCGGAGCAGAAGATGCTTATGGTCGCTTTGTCAGTCTTTATCTTGACTGCTGAGTACGTCTCGGGGTTGAAAGAAACTTTGTTCCCGGTTTCCTTCATCACCTGGATAACGGTCGAGAGGTTCAGGGTGTACTTCATCACAAAGTTCGAGTTGATCATAACCACCCTGTACGTTGGAATTGTAAAGTCTTGATCGTTGAAAATCTGCTTCATGAGTGCGCAAATCTGCTTTAAAACCAGTGAACTATCATCCAAGTCAGAACAGCCTGTGATGTGGATAGACCCATTCGGAAAAAGTTTGATTGATTTTTTCGAATACGTGTTGCGATGCTCGATGGTAACTTGATTAAAGAACTTGTTCTCCTTGACAGTCCACAGAAACCCTTTGATGTTGATGATATTCTCGCGAAAAGTTGTCTTTATGGCAGGAATATCAAGAGTGCGATTGAAACTCGCAACGATAGTTATAGTTGTTATGCGCATATAGGAAGCTTCATCAGTCTTGGACTGGATCAACCGTTTCAGGTACCCGTTCATCGTATGTGTTTGATTCGTAAACTGAATACTCTAAATCCTCGAAAACACAACTTTCTTTTTTTAATTCCCCGGTACATATGATTTGATATACGGTAACAACCAATCCATATTTATCATTGAATGGACCATACACCTTTTTGATTTCGATAATCATATGAGCTTTTCCGGGGATGATTTCCTTTTTGGTATGAAGATATTCCCTTTTCGTATTGAAAAATTGTGTTGATTTATCAATTTTTACCCGAAATGTTTCATTATATATTCTTGAATCTCGCGTTGTTTCATCAGGTACTAGCATCTCCTCTATATCAAGGTACCAATCGATAAAGTCTCTCGAGAGATCAGATACTTGTATATTACCATACTCATCAGGAACAGATGAAATATATCCCGTAAGTTGCTTTTTAATCGGAAGACTCATTTCATGAATAATGATTAATTTTCTTAAGTTATTATAAAATGCCTAAACGAACTCCGAGCCCATGGGCACTTGCCGTCCAGAAGGCGCGTAAAGAATTGAAGATTGTAGGTTTCCAGCTGATCAAGAAGGATTCAGATCTGTACCGTCTCGCTATGAAATATTATAAAAGTTAAAGAGATATGTGTTAAAAAAATAAATGCGTGTATTCGTACGCCATTGTAACTATTCACCAAGCAGTGCGAACAAACAGAGATATTCTTGGTTTTCACATGAAAAATGTTTCAAGAATCTTTTGGAAGTTTTCAAAGATCATTCTATAACAGTTTTCTTCGATGGAGATCCAACAAATCATTTTGTAAGTAAATATTCAGGATTTACAATCAAGTCGTATGATCAAGGTGGTACAGATGGTAAATCTCTCAAAGGTCTTTTGGAATATATTCGTTCATTGAATATTCCAAATGATGAAATTATATATGTTTGTGAAGATGATTATATTCATAGACCAGGTGCGCCTGAAAAAATCATAGAAGGTATTTCAATCGGAGCTGATTATGTAACTCTTTATGATCATCCAGACAAATATGATCCATATTATAATTCTATTCATCTTCAGGGTATAGATTTTAGAACTCAAATTGTTGTAGGTCCAACAACTCATTGGAAAACTGCTCCAAGTACTACGAGCACATATGTTTGTAAAAGTTCAACTTTAAAAAAGGATTTTGATGTTCATATGAAATATCTTGATAGAGATCATCATCGGTTTCTTGATCTTCTTGTAAATCATAAAAGGTCTCTTATTACACCTTTGCCAGGATGGTCAACCCATTGTGAAACTCATTTATTGAGTCCACTCATTGATTGGGAATCGGTTCTACGATCCACATGATAAACACCCTGGCTCATAGCGACACACCTGTGGCTCAATAGTCACTTGAATCGCAGAAGCCTTTGGTCGCGTATGGATATAATAAGAACCTGTCTTGAGTCCTTGTTTCCACCCATACATATGAATACTAGACAATTTTGAAGTATCTTCAACGTATAGGTTCATACTCTGAGACTGACACACAAATATACCACGATCTCGAGCCATATCGATCAAGACTCTTGGACTAATTTCCCACGCAGTCTTGTACAGATCCTTGAGTCTCTGTGGTAAACCCGAAATATCTTGAACAGATCCACCATTACGAATAATAGCATTCTTCATATTCTCTGACCAGAGCCCAATGTCTTGGAGATCCTGGACCAGATGCTTATTCACAATGGTAAATTCTCCGGCAAGAGTTCGACGAATATAAATGTTTGTGGTATACGGTTCGAAACATTCGTTATTTCCAAGAACTTGTGATGTTGTTGCGGTTGGCATCGGAGCAATCAAGAGAGAGTTATACAGTCCATTCGTCTTGATCTTCTGTCGCAAAGCATCCCAATCATGGTGAGGTTCAAATATAGCCCCAGCCAAATCAAACTGTAAAAGCCCCTGGGATGCTGGAGAACCAGCATATGATTCGTATGGGCCGTGGACCCGAGCCAACTCCGAAGACGCTTCTAAAGCCGCATAATAGATGGTTTCAAAGATGCGTGAATTCAATTTCCTAGATTCTTCAGAACCATAAGGATATCCAAGCATCATAAACACATCTGCGAGACCTTGAACACCAATACCGATTGGGCGATGCTTCTCATTCGATGTTTTCGCCTCCTTTACTGGGTAGAAATTCGCATCAATAATCCTATTGAGATTCACAGTGAGTTGTTTCGTCACGGTGTACAATTGATCAAAATCGAAAGCATATTTGGAAACACACGAAGGAAGAGAAATACTTGCCAAATTACAGACTGAAATCTCTTCAGCATCTGTATACTCTAAAATCTCTGTACATTGTCCGGTGAGCAATCCATTGAAAACTCCCATATGTTTCTTTGGCTCGGTGAAACAATATGTTGGTGACATTCTACCTGACCATGTCACACTTTGAACCTTCGGGAACCAATTTGCTTTCCTATTACCTCGTTTCGCATTCTTAGTATCAAGACGTTTCGTATCCAGACCGAGATTAACAAGATCTTCGACGTAACTCTGAGTTATACAAATCCTCCAAATCTTTTTACAATCGAACCACCGGCTCCCGCCTTTCCCGTCTGGCATCACTGTTTGGCGCTCATCATTCATAAGTGTAATTTTAGATTGAACACCAAGAGTATGGAGCATCAATTGAATTTTATGAAGAAAATCAAGATGGATAGAAGTTATCTGGACTCCACCCGATTTCGCATATGATCCATCGGCATCCATATACCCACTTAGCCATTGTAACCGTGTTTTTATAGAATACTCTGATGGTACTACAAATTTTTCAGGAATATCATGGTAAAGAGTTGTGTTTATTCTTCCAGATTTATCGATTTTACCAGTCGTTGATTTTATTTCAAGATGATTCAACAATTTCATCTTTTCTCCATAGAGTGCCAAATATGGTTTATGATTATTTGAATAGGTACCATCGCCACAGAAAAATCCATGAGTATATGGGTACTTGAAATCTTCACCACCAAACTCGATAGGTTCGCATTCAAATTTAATAAGCTTATCACCAAGAACCAAATCTTTTGCTCGAACCTCGATTTCTTTCTTGAAATAATCATTCTTCACGTAGAATTTGTGTTCAGGTGTACACTCCAAGAATGTTCCAGTATCAACTTGAACCCTGATGAGTTCCGACGACTCACTTGTCTTTTTGACAGTGACTGAAGACCACTCTGTCCCGTTCCAAACTTCTACATTTTTATCACAAAGAGTATTGATTGGAATATATCCATTCTTTGTCAGGATAGGTGTTTCGGGAGCAACACAAAGATTTGACCCAGTCAACGTACCAAGATTCTTTTGGTTCGATCGAAGATTACACGTATCTTTGTACATGATATAAGGTGTTCCAGTCTCAATCTGAGATTTGAGGATTGCTTTCCAAATCAAAGCAGCTGGGACAACTTTCCTCTCCTTTCCTTGTTCAATGTAATACTGATACAGAGTCTCAAAGTCTTTGCCATACGTATCCGATAGACCGGGACACTCATCAGGATCGAAAAGGTACCAATCTCCATTCTGTTCAACACATTTCATGAACAAATCAGGAATCCACATTGCCAGAAACAGGTCGCGACACCGAGCTTCCTCATCACCTTGGTTCAGACGCAACTCCAAGAAATCGAAAATATCTGGGTGCCAAGGCTCCAAGTAAATGGCAAAAGACCCTTTGCGCTTCCCATTCTGATTGGAATACCTCGCAGTTGAATTGAACACACGAAGCATTGGAATAATTCCATCAGATTTTCCATCGTCGGATGTTTTAATACGAGACCCCTTTGACCGGATATGTTGTGCGTGAATACCTATACCACCCCCATGCTTCGATATAAGAGCACAGTCGCGTAGAGTTTTATAGATGCCATCCATCGAGTCATCTTTGATCTTTGTAAGAAAGCAAGAAGACATTTGTTGATTCTGTGATCCGGCATTAATCATTGTTGGTGTTGCGTGGATGGCTTGTTTCAGAGAAAGCATCTCGTACGTTTTTTCAACATTCTCCTGATCTGATCCATGAATAGCACGAGCAACTCGAAGAAACATTGCCTGTGGAGTTTCATTCTTCTGGAGATAGATCTTCTCCATCGTCTTGAGACCAAAGTATGTAAAGTCATTATCACGATCATTATCTACAAATGGTTCATTTGGTAGTGGAAAAGTTTTATGCATATTCGAAACGTAAATACGAACAGCAAGGGTGTCATAATCCTTCTCCATCGTTGACATATTGGAAGCAATGTCAGCCGATACTGTATCTAATTGAGTCGTGGTGATCCCGTCGTAAATATCAGCAAGTGTTTTCTGAGCCACCTTTTCCGGCTGAACATTCAAACCTGTTGATAATTTACGTATCCTCTCTGTAATCTTGTCAAATTGGACATTTTCACGGGTACCATTTCTCTTTATGACATACATTTGTAAAAGAACAAATCTTTTTTTTAAGTTGTAATAGTAGAAATGAATAATACATTATCTGTAACTTTTTTTTCAAGCTCGAACCAGGAATATCTTCAGAGGGAGATTGCGAAATCTGTCCTTGACAAGACATCATACAAGATTGGAAGACAGAATGATGGTGATCTTTTCAATTTAATGAAAAAGTACTTTACTGAACTTCGTCGCGAGCCAGATACTGACATATTGAATCAGGTCAAAGATATGAATTCGGCAGTTGTGAATTCGGCAACTTCAACAATCTCCACGGGAATTCTCCAGAATATTGGATACCTTCGTGATATATCTTCAAATCCAGTTCCACCTGCTCAGCCAAAGAGTACAAGTGCGTACGGCTTACGCCTGACCAGAAATTAAGGGTAAAACTGCTGAGTATACTAAATGAATGTTTTACGAGACGAAAATCTTCAGATATGTCATTACAAGGGGTGGGTAAAAGGTGCGTCAGTCACAACAATCTGGCTCTTGTTGACAGAAGAGATGGGTGAACTTGCGTCAGCAATCAGACAGAGACAGGGACTTTACAAAAAGGATAGAGCAGGGTCAGTAGAGGATGAGTTGGGGGATGTGTTTAGTTACTTGTTCCAGTTGGCATCAATGTTGAATATAGACCTTGATAACATGTGGAGACTTCATAAAATTAAAATGGTTCATAAAATATATAATGGTTGAGTGTTTGAATGTAGATAAAATCAATCCCTTTACAGCAACAAACACGTTTGGTGTGTCTTATAATGGTGGGTATAAACCAGATCCAACAATCTCTTGGATTGCGGCTGACGACAACTCTACAGGAGTAGCTTACCAGGAGCCCATGCCTACCAATAGTTTTAACCCAGCAGCTCCAGCATATTTCAATACATG